TTGGATTAGGAGGTATAGGATTTAGTTCAAAAGGATATGAAGGACCTTTCGAAACAGCTATTACAATGGATGGGCAAATAAATGCTAAATTTATCACAACAGGGACAATGGCTGTAGCAAGAATAGAGGGTTTGGCTAACTTTATAACTGAAACGAGTTCGTCAATAACCAAAATTGAATTAGAACAAGGAAGAATAACCAGTAAAGTATCATCAGTAGAGCAATCAGTAGAGAACATAACAAAAATAGAAGGTACAGCAGAAGGAAAGAACATATATATAGATGATGCATCTGCGGAACCATTAATAGATATAATGCTAGAGGGCGAGAGCCAACAGGCAACGAGGAGTGGGAAGAACTTACTTGATAATACTGCGACGACAAAAATATCAAACGGAATAACATTTACTGTGAATAGCGATGGAACAGTTTTAGTAGATGGTACAAATGATACCTCTGCTAACAGCAGTTTGGTTATCAATAGATATGATTTAAGCCCAGGAACATATATTCTGAACGGCTGTCCGAGTGGTGGTGCTAGTAATACTTATAGATTAGCTATCCAAGAGACAGGTAGTTATAGTATTTTAGGTTCTATAGATATTGGCAATGGCAGTAGAGAATTTACAATAGATACTACAACAAGCGTTCAAATAGCTATATTTATTCAGAAAGGCTTAACGATAAATAATTTATTATTTAAACCAATGTTACGAGAAGCAACAATAGCTGATGACACATATGAACAATATGGAGCAAGCCCTAGCCCAGATTATCGAAGCAAAATAGAGAATTTGGAGGGAGAAAATATTTGTCCTTCTTTGAATACAACAAGAACAATAAATGGAGTAACGTTTACAAAAAACAAAGACGGTTCAATAACAATGAATGGAACTGCAACAGCAAAAACAACGTACCCAATTAACGTAAATACTACTACGACTACAAGGACAGTATTGTTGAAAGCAAATTCAAAATACAGAATGTTATCAAGTTATGAGAGCGGAAAATATACAACACAGGTATTCTATTTAAAAAATAATGTTATGACATATTCCTCTTCTTTGATAGAAACAGTAGAAGAAACAAAAGTTGGTATGTATATTAGAGTATATAAAGATGCGGTATTAGACAATGTAACAATATATCCACAAATTACAAAAGGTGAAGAATATAAACCGTATGTACCATATAATTCTTTAGGTTTCTTAGACATAGGAGAAAATTTAATTAAAGCCAGAGAATATTCGGCAACAGTTAACAATGTAGAACGTTCAATAACAAATGGATTAGTAAAACTTAATGGAACAATGGGGGAAGCGGCTGCAGGTTCTAATGCGTTTTCTATAATAGGTAATTGGACGGCAAATTATTCAGCATATGATACTAGTATCGAATATATAAAATTAAAAGCAGGAACATACACTTTAAGTATCCATAACGTAAAAGGAAGTTGTACGGAAGGTTCGCTAGCATTAGTTGCAGGAAATACAAATCCTAAAAAGACTAAAGCGAAGATACAATTGAAAAATGAAACAAGTAAAACATTTACATTAGAAGAAGAAAGCATTTGTAGAATATCTGTTGAGTATAATGTTGGTTGTACTTTTAATAATTTTGAATTTAATGTAATGCTAAATAAAGGTTCACAAGCTCCATACATTCCATATCAAGAACAAGCAGAGTACTTCCCACTATCAGAAGGGCAAAAGCTATATAAAGGTAGTTATCTAGCTGATGACGGAACACATCATAAGAGAAAACAAATTATGCTGGATGGAAGTGATAATAGGGCTTGGTACATGGACACGCAATCAGAGACTAGCACAGATTATTTTTATACGAGAACAGTAGGTATAACAACAGAAAATATAAACAGTGTAATTTGTAGTCACTTAAAAAAAGGTTCACGAAGTAGACAAGGGTTCTGGGCAACAACAGTTTTTTGTATAACGATGAATAAGACTGTAACAGGAATTATTTCGAGTGATACTAAAGCTCAGAGAATAACTAAGTTTAAAACTTGGTTAGCAACTCAATACGCAAATGGCACACCAGTAATTGTAGAATACGAGCCAGCTGAAGAAGAAATAGTACCTTACACAGAAACACAGCAAGAAGCGTGGGAGAAATTAAGGCATTTTACATTATTTAGAGGTATTAATAATATAACAAGTACAGCAAACGCTAAAATCACATATGTTAGAGATAATGGATTAAGTGACACCTATGAAACCAAACGAAACGTTAAAGAAAATCACTACACAAAAATTGAAACAGACTCACAAATAAGTCAAACAACAGACTCAATCAAAGAGTCAGTCAAAGCAATAAACGAACAAACACAAGAAAAGCTTGCAACATTGGAGCTAGCCAATCAAAGTTTAAAATTTGCGACTAAAAGAGTAGGCGGAAACAATCTAATCAGAAATAGTGCAATGATTAATGATAATAATTTCTGGCTAGCACACGCTAAATATCCATATCAAGAGTCAGATACACCACCTGACAATCCTACTGAAGGAGCATACTGGTATTGTACTGCCAATAGTGGAAGTTACATAGAAAATCAAATGTATGTGTACAACAGTGGTTGGCAAGTATCAGAGCTCTCAAGAAAATCATTGTTAAGTGCTCAAAACTACTTCGCTTATACAACTTCTAACGAATATTGGGCAAATGGCAGAAATGCTAATGAAAATACACTGAGTGGACGAGTTATTAAGCTTGATGGAAGACAAGACTATACAGTATCACATATATTCAATATCACAGAACCTATTACATTGAATCAAAATGAAAACAAAATGGCAATATCATACTTTATCAAAAACAGTATAGTACAAGGAAATGTCTGCGTAGGACTAATGTTCCTTAATGAGGCAGATTTTACAGAGGTAGAAAAACCGTATTCGTTGTATGAGCCTGGTATTATATTGACACCAGATGATTTAAAAGATTTAACTAAAATAGAGCAAATAATCGAAATACCTAAGAAATCAGATTTTATTCCTGTAGTTGTAAGTAACACAGCACCTACAGATACAACCAAGAATTGGTTAGATACAACGATATACTTACCTAAAAAATATAACTCGCAAACATCACAGTGGGAAATATTAGATACAAAAATGTCATTATATAATGAGAGTTCAAGAGAAGTTTGGACTTATAGATATTTCTATGGATTCTATTATCAAACACCAATAATATACGATACAGCAGAAATCAAGAGTTGTTATGTGGCATTAACATTTTATCCTGCATTCGCAGTTTATACAGGAAATGTAGAGCCTACACCTTACAAAGGGTTATATTGGAATAATAAAACAACAAATCTAGTTAAGAGAGCAAAATACAATGATACCACCTTTGTAGAGTGGGAAACACTCGATATTCCAAGTAGTTTATTGCCGACTGGTGCAAGTTTAGGGGTTGAGCTATTTGATTACATAGTGCCAATTAAAGGATTCGTCGAAATTGCTGATTTAAAGCTTGAATATAACACTATGTGTACTCAATGGACTCAATTTCCTGGGGAAGTTTATGGCAAGAATTATAAAATGGACGAAAAAGGATTTTGGATTCAAGCAAATCAAAACACTATGTTTATAGATGAGGACGAAATCCTAGCAACATATAAAGGAATAAATATATTCCAAATTAATAAAGATTTAGCATATTTCTACAAAATACAAGCTACAGAGAGTATAGAAATAGGAAACTATTTCTTGAAAACTCAACAAATTAATTCAAAGAATATGCTGTTACTTTATTAGAAAGGAGAGCATATGGCAGTATCAAGTAATATATCAATAACACAAAACTCACAGAATATAGCAAACAATAAAACTAATATAACTGTTAGAGTACAAGTAACAACAACGGGAGGCTCATATAATGGATATTCTAAACCAGGTATTTGTACAATAGACGGAACACCATACGATTTTAGTCATAATATACCTCAAAATTCAACCACAACAATCTTTGAAAAGACATTAGACGTAACGCACGACAGTAACGGAGAGAAAACCGTTTATGCTAGTTTTTCATTCCAAACAGGTATATCAGCAGGAACAATAACTGGGTCAACATCAAAAAAATTAACGACAATTCCTAGAACTTCCGAAGTAAGTTTAAGTAAAAAGAATTTCAATATTGGCGAAACTATAACAATATATACTAACCGCAAAAGTGCTAGTTTCACGCATACAGCAGTTATCAAATTCAATGGACAAACAGTTAGAACACAAACAGGGATAGATGCTTCATATAGTTGTAATACAAATGAATTATTTGCTAAAATTCCAAATCAAAATCAGGCTAATGGTACAGTGGAACTTACAACTTATAGTGGTGGTACTAGAATAGGAACAAGTGCAGTTAATTTTACAGGCTATGTAGTAAATAGCGACCCAGTATTTAATAATTTTGATTGCGAAGATACTAATCCAATAACTAAAGCTTTAACTGGAAGTTTAACGGAAAGTAATCAAAAGTACATAAGAAAGTATAGTAATCTAAAAGTAACAATAACAAGTGCAAATAAGATGACTACCCAAAACAGTGCTACACCTAAATATTACAATATTGTGGTTGGCAACAAAAGCGAAAACTTAGATTATTCAACATCAGAAATTTCAAAAACTATAAATAATATGGACGACAATACAGTAACAGTTTTTGCCGTTGATAGCAGAGGAAACCAAAAAGACAAAACAAAAGCATTAGATATTGTTGAATATTCCGAAACTGTTTTACAAAGTGTTAAAATTGAAAGAAAAGAAGGTGTAGGGGAAACAGTCTTAATAAGTTTATCTGGCAAATATGCAAATATTAATTTTGGAGCCAAAGCCAACACAGTCAAAAGCATTCAATTTCGAAAAAAGAGCAAGACAGAGAACGAATTTGGAAGTTGGGTTGAAATAAAGCAATTGGTTACAATAAACACCGAAAACGGCACATTTAGCTGTGACTCAAAAGAAATTACAGGACAAACCTTCACTCTAGGTACAGAGTATGATATAGAAGTTCAAGTTAAAGATGAATTGAGTTCAGACACAGAACCAGTATCTCTTAATAGCGGAAAAGTGCTACTTTCAGCACTAAAGAATAAAGGAATTAGTATTGGGGGAATTTATAATGAAAAATTAGGAGGACCATTACAACTAGACGAGAAGAACGTTATAGATTGGATAAATGGTAAACAGGATAAACAAAAACATATTCTAAAAGCTATTCTTGCTACTGATAATACAACGATAACATCTGCTCAAGACTACGATGCTGTATTAGTACCTCTAGGAGAACAATACCTTAAGTTTGGAGACAAGTTAAGTCTTAGCAATGGGAAAATCGTTATTGGTTCGGGTGTAAATTATATTAGAATATCTGCTCAAGTTATGATGTCATATATTCCAAGTTCTTTAAGGCTAATGGGATTAGCAGTTTATATAACGAATAGTCAAGTTTATACAAATTATGGAATCAGAACTTCATCGGATTTTCTAACATATAATGCACCAGGAATGATATTCCCTGCTAAAGCAGGAGACACAGTATCAGTTCACGTATATATTGAACCATCAGGAACAAGTGTCAAGCTAAGAAAATACTCACAAAGCACTTTCCTACAAGTTGAAGTAATAGAGTAGGAGGTGAGAAGATGCAAGATAATATAATAATGTTATTTCTAGGTTTTATTACAACGATGATTCCGATATTTACTGTAATTGTAAAGCTCAATAATACAATAACAAAATTGAATGTAACAATTCAAGTTCTTTCGGATCAGATGCAAAAAGGTCAAGAAGATAGAACCAAGATACATAATCAGCTTAATAACCACGAAACAAGAATATCAATTTTGGAAAATGAAAGGAGGGAAAGATAAATGGAAAAGGTAAAAAAATTATCTAAGTATGTATTAAACGCATTAACAATAATAAGTGCATTACTTTTAGGTATCAATGCAGTTGAAGGTATAACAATACCATATTGCGCGCAGATAACAGGAGTTATAGCAGTAATAAACGGAGTTATATCTACATATCTATTAGGACAAAAAGCTGTTAAAACTATAAACAAGGAGGGAAAATAATGAAAATAATAGAAAATAATTTTAAGTTTGGTGCAATGGACATAAGAAATACAACAGAGCAAATCGTGTGTCATCACAGTGGAGTAACTGTTTTACAAAGTGTAGAAGTAATACATAATTATCATAAAAATACAAAAGGTTGGGCAGGAATTGGGTATCATTTTTATATTAGAAAAGATGGTTCTATATATAGAGGACGTCCAGAGAATACAGTAGGTGCACATGCAGTAGGAGCAAACTACAATTCAATAGGTATTTGTTTTGAAGGAAACTTTTCAAAGGAAGAAATGGGACAACCTCAATTAAAAGCAGGGCAAGAATTAATTGCATATTTAAAAGAAAAGTATAATATATCTAAAGTAGTAGGGCATAGAGATATAGACAACTCTGAATGTCCGGGCAATAATTTCCCGATGGACGAAATGAGAGGTGTCAAAGTCAGTCCTACAGATAATTCAAAAGAAGAAAAAGTAAAATCTCTACAGAGAGCGCTAAATCAAGATTACAATTGTGGACTAGAAATAGATGGAATAATAGGACCGCTAACAACAAGAGCAATAAACAATAATATGGTAAGAAACTTTAGTGTTAGTGAATTTGCTAGATGGGTTCAAGAAAGACTAATCGCAAAAGGATATAGTTTAAATGAATTTGGAGTAGACGGCAGATATGGAGACGAAAGCGAGAAAAAAGTAAAAGAGTTCCAAGCAAATTGTGACATAGATGTTGATGGAATTGTAGGAATAAATACAGTTAATAGATTAATAGGGGGATAATATAGAAAAAGGCTAGACATTAAGTTGTCTAGCTATTTTTTTTTGCCATTTTGGAGTAATATAATTAGTCTAATTCAAAATAAAAAAGGCTTAAAAACGATTGTGACGCGTCGATTTTAGGGCTTTTTTTATTACTTAAAAGTCCCCTCAACATTTAACAATAAATCAATTATCTGTGATATTTTGTACACTTCTTCACTATCCAATCCAAAAACTTCAATTCTGTGGTACATTTCTTCTTTCAATTTATTCACGTCATTATCATAATAAAATAAGTCTTTTATTGTAACATCTAAAGCATTTGCAATTTTATTAAGAATCTGCATTGTTGGATTAAATACATTATTGTTTTCCAGTTCTCTTAAATAAGTTCTCGAAATTCC